GTGACCAAGCTCAAGGGGATCCCTTGATACCATGCATTGCCACCAGAGTGGGGGGACGCCCCGAAACTGATGGTCTTTGGTGCAGTCTATAAACAATGATCGAATCATGCTAGCGAGAGGGGACTTTGCTTAAAAGTCCTAGGGTTGCAATCACCACGTCTCACAGGGCGGGCTCACGGGGAGGTAGGGTCGGATTGGCTCACATCCTTGACCTCCCGGATCACCGGCTTTTTCGCAATCAACACGCTAGATACGCTAGCGCCTCGGAAAACACGTAACCATCGAAAGAACCCCGAAGCTCAACACACGGCCGTTGCCAGCAAAGACAAATGCATGCCTCGTGCACCAAGATTGAACTGCCGCCCCTGGTCGCCTTGGTCAAGCCAAAGAAACGTCGTCAGGACCGTCCGTACGGTAGCTAACTGTGCTGCACAAAGAAAGATGAGGTCTGGTGCACAGAAAGCGGGGGTCTCGTATCTGAGTAATTAAGGGCTGGCTAACCCCATGCCGGATCAAATGACATGTACTCAAAGGCCTTCACCTCAGTGGGCGCCCGATACCCACAGCAGGCTTACGCCACCACACTGCACTGTGGTGGGCAAAGAATAAGCCCCAAGCCCGGCCGGCAAAATGCCCGCACCGATGCGCAAACCGTCATATTACGCACAACTCCTTCGGGCCGACGACAGGTTAAAATCGCTGGACGCGGAGTTCGACTCGGTCTCGCCACAAGCCGTTATCTTGCCTGTAGCTCCCCTTCTAATTAGATTGTCGCAGGCATGCATGCGATGGCCACCCTCCACGGGGGTGGTCCCCTCACTCTGGGGGAGGGGGGCGCCAGCTTGCAGGCAAACTGGCGCAGTGAGTCTCGTAATCACCTATGCATTCAAATGTCCAAGACTGTAACGCGAAAGTGTCCAGTTCTTTCCGCGTGGCGGGGCACAAAAGTGCCGTCAAGTTAGCAGCTTCTTCGGTGGGGGTAACAGCCAAATTCTGTGTTTCAATCAGTTCCTCAATTTCAGTGAAATTGTGGCCGTCCTCACCCATCACCCTCATTGACATCTCTCTGTCAACCACTTCCGTGCTTCGTTTCACTGCCCTTGCATATTCATGAAACTTGCGTGAAACTGTAGGGAGCAAGCCGGCAAAATCGGCAGCACGTGCTAGCGCGCCTGCCGCGGCAATGTCCTTCACCATATCAATGTTG